AATTCGGCGATTTCCATCACGCCGCCGGATCCCTCGTATTCGTGCGTCACCGAGTCAAAGACCAGGACCTCGATCCCCGTGCCGCCTTTCGATACTTTATGGTCGTTAAACTCTTTGATCGCCTGGGCGCAGCGTGCCGGAGTAAACGGCGGCTCGAGGTCGGCGATCCAGAAAGGGACGTCGGTCGGGTGGGTCGGATGTTTGCGGAGGATGTTCGCATACAGACGGCCGCGCCTGTTCTCGGTATCAATAAAGCCGACCTTTGATGCGTCATAACCG